ATTGTAAGAATCCATTCTCGATCTTAATTCCAGACAATACAGTAGATGCTTTAATATGGGATGCTAATATCGAACCATCATTGAGAGTTATCTTATTAGACGATGTATAATGAAATAAATCTGGATCGATTTTAGTTGATACGTCGCCCCACGATGCAATATTCGTATAATCACTGGCGGTTAGTTGATAATATTTATTATTCGCATATGCGATATCCCCCAGTTCTGATATTAGAGTTGTGAGAGAGGCGTGGTTGATCATGGGGTAGTTTATTTTATTCCCTACCACAAATCCGCCATATCCAGTCCCATTCCCGATATACAATCTCTTGGTGTCGATAGTTGATACTAGTTCACCTTGATCTAGAGCAGTTGTTTTTAATTGCTCGACGGTACCCCTTCTGGTTTTTATTTTTGAAATTTTTATATTTGGCATATTATGAATATATTACACTGTTCTTTTCCACACATACACCCCGAATCCGGGAGGCGTGTTGTTGTGTGCGATATTTCCGCCCGTTGGTTGGAGATTGGAGTTATATCTACCGTCCCGTTCCTTATCTGGGCCATCTGACCGGAACCGCCCATCACCGTTAGGTTCGCCATCATTACCATCATTCGTCAAGTAAAACTGTTCACCATCTGGATGCTGTAAACTGTGTGTGTGTGATGGCATTTCACCTTCAGATAACTGATGGTCGTATTCTCCACTATTATTTCCCGATGCAAACGATTTAATCCTCGTTCCATCGTTTCCACTACCCACCCCTACTAAAAATCTTCCTTCAGATATCCTCACCCATATAGTTCCCGGAAATAAAGATGCCGGATCGGAGTTGATAGCACTTAAATATATAGAACCTATAGGATATATTAGGGAGAATACGCTCGTCGGGAGGGGTGATGTTGGATATGTGACATTGGCGGCTGTGAAATTGTTAATAATTTCTAAATCGGTAGTTTTCACCGAAGTTGCATTCACCGCATATGTCTGAACAGTAGTAGATGTTACCGATCCCCCAACATTTAAATTTAGATCAATGGAAGCTGATGTTGCATTAAATGGTCCAGTGATTTTAGCGCCATTGTTTTCAGTCCCCAAGCTCAATGATGACTTATTACCTACACCGTCAAATATGGGAGATAATGAAGTGTTTACGAGTGCGACATCGGAGTGAAGTAGCCCATCGTAGGTATCTGCGATAAATTTATCAGTGAAAGAACTCATATGACCTATTTAACTCTGAGATTTTAATTGACAATAGATTTGGGTATTATTTTAGCTTGGATCTTATATATTTCTGATAAAATTCTTCCAACCATCAACACATTCAACGTCTCATTAGTATTCATAAATAAATTCTCCGGTATCAACGCAAAATCTTCTAATTTTTCATATATCAGTTTTCGTTCTTCGATAGATACCGCGTTTGAACTATTTCTAAGTATAGATAATGTATCTTCGATCAAGTTTCTGAAAATTAAATTGAGTTTCAATCCAATTGATGTGTCGCCACATGATACCTTTTTAAATTTTCTAGATAAATCCAGAGGAATTAAATCTATGAATCTTTGATTTATGGGTTGGGATATAACATATATTCTACCAACATTATGCAATATCATATACATTTTATTATTTTTTATACATGTAGCAGTCGTCAAATTTTTATAAAAATTTGACGACGTTATTTGTGTATCCCATTTGTGAGATATAGTCCTCCATAATTGAATAGTGTCCTGCCACACCGTTGGTATAGGATAATGTAATTCCCCAGTTTCTAATCTACCAGACGGATACGTTGGATTGGATAGGAATCTTGTCTGATATTCCATATCGTTGGATAGGATAAAAACATCGGAATCGTATTCGACAAATGCTACCTTATAATTTTTAGCTGTCGTTATTAAACTTTCAATATTCCATTGTTTAATGTTTGATATATCATCCACTGAGAAGTGGGATATGGTGAATTTATCGGAGTTTTTATGTAGGATTACGACATAATCATCCGCAGTTCTTATATCGATGGATATAATATTGAAAATATTTAAACCGGGTAGATTGAAGGTCTTTAAAACATCCGATGAATATTTATTACTTATGATTAACGTATCGCCCGCATCATTTATCTGTGTCCTATAATCTTTACCAAATTTTATAGTAGATGGGTTATTTTTATTGTCTACTATGAATTTCTCCGACCATTTACATTTGACGGTTTGTTTAGTCCATTTTTCTCCCGGAGTGGTCCACTTTAAGAATATTATGTTGCTAGGTATTAAAGATATCCGATCTTCCAATATGGTCGTTTCGCAATCACTATAGTTCGATGCGTCGTGAACTTCTATATTAGAAGTTTTCACATAAAGAATTTTATTATTTATTTCATCTTTATAAATGGAATACACATAATCAGGATTTTTATAAGCATAATCTTCTGGTTCAAAACTTATATTATCAATCGATGTAATATGTGTTAGGGGATCGGTATTATTGAATTTACCAATATATGAATAATTACGTTCACCGTCGGTCAATAAATATGTGAAATTTTCACGGTTATCGACGAAAAGAACTCCAGAGGTTATCTTATCCATGAATTTGAAATTCGTGCTGGATTCGAAAGGTTCGCAATGCCCTGAATAATTTTTCTTTGCGGGGATACTCAACGAGTCTGTTTCATCGACACTCGATAAACCATAATAAAAACCATCATTATCTTCGAAATTATATACTACCGGATTAGATATGACTAAATCTTTATATGCGATAGTATTATTAGTTTTAATATTTGAGGTCAGTTTCTCTAGCCCCATATTATTGAAAATATCAAACGCGTTGGCATAATACTCAACAGATGGTTGGGTATTTCTATATGTGGTATTCATTTCATATTCCCCCATATAAGTATCCGTTATGAACCTATCTTTAGGTTTCAACATCTGTGAATCTTTATCGAATAGTTTGCCGGTATATGCAACACCATCAGTTATGTTGAAATACCCCACATAATCAAATCTGTCTAATATAAATGCTTCTCCATTAGTATGTTTAAAGTAATTCATCGTTTATAATTTTTATAGTTTATGCTATTTATATTGGTATTTGCTGGCAACACCTGATAGATATTATCTTTGATCATATGAGACAATCCATCTAAAACATTTTTATCAGATATATTCAAATTATTAATATCGATATCGATGAAATCGGATTTGAATGTCGATGACCCACACACACTATTCAATAATTCTATAGTATCATTACTATTTCTCATCCCACATGGTAATGTTATGTGAATATCTCTGGGTATAGTATTATAATACAATAGAAATATGACAGTAATCAATTCTACTGGTATATAAGAATCTGATACTATCACATTATATATCTTGGAATATGCGGAATCGGTTAATCTTATTTTATGATTATTATTGTAATATATAAAGAAATCGCCATATAATAAATGTTTTATATATAATTGATACTGTGGCAAATTGAATAATAATTCGATATGGTTATTTACAATGAAATAACATTGGTCAGTTTTAGTATTGATTCCGATCGATATAAAATTAGTATCCAATTGTTCAAGTTTTACAGTTTTACTGTTTCGTTTCCAAGAATATTCGGTCTTATCATAGTGATGTGTGGTCGAGTCGTATGCATCGTATGTGATGGTCAGATCACGACCATTCTTTTGTATAGTCAACCCTGCATCTATATTATTTCTATCACTTTTAACTGTCCATGATGTATCACCCCCATCAAATGAAAACGCTAATGCTAATTCCCCTGTTTTATTTACAGATTTGAAATAATTCAAATCTGTGACGGGGTTGATGGTATGTATTCGAGAAGATAACGCTGCCAATATATTATCGTCTATACGAACATATTCATAATTTTGATTCGGTTCGAAAATTAAATCGCTTTTTTTATCGAATATTTTATTATATTCGACAGACTCCAAAATATCAGTATTTGTGTATATCAAGTTCTCGATATAATCATCATAAGTTGACTGTAGGTATGTAGATGCAGCTATAGCTTCTTGTTTATCTATTAAATCTGGATAATAATACCTATCGATCCACATTTTGTTGTCGGATGAGTTTGATCCAGACAACCATGTGCATAATAAGTATTGCCCATTTTGGTTATTGATGTTGTCATTTGATAATCGGTAGATTTTATCTGCGAATTCTGGGGTGGTGTATGAAAATGCTCCACTGTCCACAAATTTGGTATCATTCACATTCAATTTACTATACGGATACATACTGGCGGGACTTGTGATTATATTCACCCCCGGAGATATCTTGTAGTCTTTATTGTAGAATACGTAGTTCAATTCCAAGGAGTCGGTAGTCTCTTCCGCAACATCTGAGAATATTGATGAATATTCTCTTAAATCATTTACATATAAATTATTATCACTACTAGATAGCAAATTATTGGCAGACGAAAAAATATCAGATTGTAACAATTGATTTTTCAGCATCAATGACTCTATCGGTGAGTTCTCAACATTAAACGTTTTATACAATAACATATTATTAGACAAATTAAATTTACTCTTGTCATTATCGATAGTATTATCGACATTATAGGTAATATATGATGTATCTGGAATATTTGAGGACTCATCGTAAATATTTTTAACTATTCTGAACGATGTCGATGTATTTGATAAAAAATCATTGATAATTGTTCTATCGAGAATGAGAGTATTGTCGTAGGTGGATATCGAATAATTTCCAGTTGGAGTGTTTTTATATAAAAAAATATCGTTGGTGCTTTCCGAAAACATGAACTCGAAATCTTGTGGATTTGTGTGGTGTTTATCGAAAGACAACAGATTTTTCTTAACAAATATTACTTTATTTGCTATATCTGAACACAAATAAAATTTTATATTGTTTTTAGTATAGTGTATGTTACATCTATTTTCGTCGATTATAGTAATAGTGAAATTAGTGGCATCATCTTCAGTGTTTGAGAATATAGGAACACCATAATTAT